TGCTTCTGTTGGTAACGGAAATGCTGGTTCAGATTATTTATTAGGTGACTTCTCAAAAGTTCACATCGCTCAATTTGGTGGTTTGGATATTTTGGTTGACCCTTACACAGATGCTGGAATCGGTCAAACTAGAATGATTGTAACTTCTCTAGTTGATGGAGATGCAGTACAAAATGACACTGCTTTCGTTAAGATTGCAAATGCATAATTGATTTAAATACTGGAGGAGGGTTTCGGCTCTCCTCCATTTTTACCAACAAAAGACATGATCAAAAACACAGATTTAGGTATTTCGGTTACGAGTGGATATGGAAAGTTGAGGTTGAAAACAGCTCCAACAGCTACTCCAGTATCGGTTGCAGAAGCAAAAACACATTTGCGCATTGATAGTTCATTCACTGCTGATGACACTTACATTGAAACGCTTATCAGTGTTGCTACTTTTGCTGCTGAGAATTACATGAATTTGTGGATAATGCAACAAAGCTGGTATCTGGACATTGATTCTTTTCCAGATTACTTTAATTTGTTAAGAGGACAAAATGATGATTTAACAATTAACTCTATCACTTACGCTGATACAGCCAATGCTAATCAAACTCTAGCTGCTTCTAATTATTTTGGAGATGGAAGCATGAAACCAGCAAGAATCTATTTTGCTCCTGATGCGACTATTCCAAGCACTTACGACAAGCCAAACGCAGTTGTTGTAGACTTTACTGCTGGAAACAGAAATGCATCGGAAGTTCCAGCTCCTATTAGACAAGCTATTCTTTTGATGGTGGGAACTTATTACGAAACAAGACAAACTGTTAGCGACAGAACGTACAAAGAGATCCCTCAATCTGCTGAGTTTCTTTTAATGCCTTACAGAGTACAAGGATAATGAATATCGGCAAACTAGATAGATTGGTAGTGATTAAGCAAGGGAGTTTCACTCAGGATGCTTACGGAGAGAATATTCGTAGCACTTCAACTCTTGCATCGGTTTGGGCGAGGTTTGAATTTGAAAAAGGGAAGGCTGGTTATGAAGCTGACACTTTTATTGGTACAAGCCCAGCAAAGATGACAATTCGTTATCGTTCAGATATACAAATTTCTCCTAAACATTATATAGAATATAATTCCAAAGATTGGTTTATTCGTTCTATTGAGGAGATAGGAAGAAAAGAAGGATTGATATTAAGAGTAGAAGAAAAAACTACAGACTAATGGTGAAGCTAGAAGTTGATGAAAAAGAATTGCGCCAAATCCAAAAAGACTTGGATAAACTTCTGCCATTTGATAGAGGTACAAAGACTATAGTGCGCCAAGCAATGAGAAAAGCAATGAAGCCAATGGTCAAAGAACTTAAAAATTTAGTTGGCAGAAATAAAAAAAATCCAAAAGCAACTGGAGATTTGAAGCGTTCAATAGGTTTGATAAATATTAAAAATAGAAGGAATGCTCCTCCTATTGTTGCTGTTGGACCTCGAAAAAACGCTAAAGGAAAACAAGATGGAGATTTACTTCCAACTGGATATATGATTTTTTTAGAATATGGAACTCCAACAATACCAGCTCAAAGAAATTTGGATAAAGCAGAGCAAAGCAAATATAGTGAAGTCATAGGTTCAATTGTACCAAGTTTAAGAAGCATCATTGATAAAAGATTTAAAAAGAAAGGATTGTAATGGCTGTAGGAAAAGCAATATATAACATACTTGCAAATGATAGTGATGTTGCTGCTATTGTAGGAACTAGAATCTTTCCTCAAAAAGTTGAGTTCAATGAAACGATGCCAGCCATTACTTATTTTGTAATAGGAACAACTCCTAACAATACAAAGAACGGAGTTTCTACTTATGACTATGTTACTGCTCAAATTACTGGCTTCGGCACAACCTATTCCCAGGCACAAGATTTAGCTACTAAAATAAGAACTGCTTTGGATTATGTGAGTGGAACTTATGCTGGAGTAGTTGTTGACAAGATATTTTTTGAAAATTCAGATGACCTTTACGATGATAAATTCGGAGAAAAAGGTATTCACTATGTGGCAATGGATTTTCGATTTAACATAAACAGATAAAAGATGAAAGTAAAAATTAAAAAAGATTGTGAGTTTAGAGGTGTCGAATATAAAAAAGGCAAAGTCTACACAGTCGAAGGAAAAGCATACCGAGTTTTGAAAATATGGGATGCCATAGCAAAACCGACAAACGAATCTAAAGAGAAGGACATTCAAAAAGAATCAGCACCTTCCGTAGATAACTAATTGATTATTAACTATTTAAGCTAAAAAAATTATGGCTATTTTTAATGGAACTGATTTAGTTTTGAAAGTTCAAGCTGCTCAAGGTGCTGCCGATGAATTCAAACTACTTCACTCAACAAGCTGCTCTTTGTCAATAAACGCTGACACGATTGACATAAGCACAAAAGACTCTGCTGGATTCAGAGATTTGTTAGGAGGACAAAAATCATTCTCTCTATCTGCTGATGGATTGATGGATTTTATTGATGTAGCAGACAAAACAGACCCAGAGGAGTTATTTACTAACATGATGAACAGAACATCAGTGACTTTTACTTTTGCTCTTGATGTTCAAGCTGGACACAAGTACACTGGAAGTGCGTTTATCACTTCTTTAGAAGTTACTGGAGGTGTAGAAGATGCACCTACTTATTCAGTAAGTTTAGAAGGAACAGGAGCAATCGTAAACACTGCTGTTTAATTATTTTCGTTGGTGGGGATGGGCTTCGGCTCTCTCCATCAACTTAACTTTAATACCAACGAAAAATGTTTGAAGTAGTAATACTTAACGGAAAAGACTATCCGATTAGATTCGGAATGAACGCTCTTAGAATTTATTGTAAAAAAACAAACACAAGTTTGCAAGACCTGGACAAGTTAGGAGAAGGGATCTCTTTAGATGATGCTTGTCAACTTATCCTAGCTGGATTACAAGATGGCGCAAGAGTTGCTGGAAAAGATTTTGACTTGACAGTTGAATCCATTGCAGATATTTTAGATGAAGATTTTGAAGCACTGCAAAAGTGTTTTGATGTATTCGGAGAACAGTTTTCTGCAAAATTCAAAGAAGAGGGAAACGAGAAAGAGGAGAAAAAAACTCCTCAAAACAAAAAATAGACTGGGATGATTTGGAAGCCATTGCTTATGGTTTTGGCTTACTACCCAAAGAGTTTTGGAGCTTAACATTTCACGAGTTCTTTCTGTTGCAGAGAGGTCGTAATGAACAGCTCGAAATAAAAGAAAGGTTTGAATGGGAGAGGACACGATGGTTGGCTTGTTTGATTTTACAGCCACACAAAAAGAAAAACTCTAAACTCAATCCGACTGATTTGGTGAGGTTTGAATGGGAGAAAAAAGAAGAGAAAATGGATTTCGAAAAGCGTAAAAAAGCTGCCGAATATGCAGTAAAAAAGTACAAAATTGAGATTCCAAAAAATTACCAAAATGAATAAAAACTCTTATCTAGTAAATTTATCCTAATAAAAGAACGCAAGTTTTTAGGGTGCATATACGACAGAAGGGTGATAATAGCTTAAATGCGCTAAAACAACGCTTAAAACGAACGCTAAAAAACGCTTAAAATGGCTGGAAAAAGACTCTCGGTTTCGTTAACATTAAACGATAAACAGTTCCAAAGTGGATTGAGAAAAGCAACTCGCGCAATGACTAAATTTGGGAAGTCAATGCAGAGAACGGGACAATCACTTTCTCGTAATTTAACCGCTCCTTTAGTTGGATTAGGTGCTGTTTCTGTCAAAACATTTGTAGACTTTGAGCAGTCAATGCTAAAGGTAAAAGCGATTTCTGGTGCTACTGCAGAAGAATTCAAATCGTTGGAACAAAATGCAAAAGAGCTTGGAAGGACTACAATGTTCACGGCTTCTCAAGTTTCCGAATTGCAACTTAACTTATCAAAGCTAGGTCTTACCCCAAAGCAAATCAACGCTTCTACTGCATCCATACTTCAATTAGCACAGGCAACGGATAGCGATTTAGCACAAGCTGCAACAGTAGCCGCTTCAACAATGAAGGGTTTTGGTCTTGAAGCTGAGGACATGACAATGATTTCTGATGTGATGGCTGACTCGTTCAGTTCTACCGCGTTAGACATGGATAAATTCAGCACAGCAATGGCAGTCGTAGCTCCCGTAGCAAAACAAGCTGGGGCGGATTTACAAACAACAACCGCAATTCTTGGTACAATAGTTAATAGGGGGGTTGATGCTTCTACTGCTGGAACAGCTTTAAGAAATATTTTTCTTGAGTTATCCAATAAAGGAATAACCTTGAATCAAGCGCTTGAAGCAATAAACAACTCAACAAATCCATTGTCCACAGCGATGGAGTTATTTGGAAAGAGGGGTGCGGCTGTTGCTACTATTATAGCAAAAAATAGAGATGAAATTACAGGACTGACACAAGACTTCATTGATTCAAGTGGAGAAGCATCTGCAATGGCGCGGATTATGGATAGTGGATTAGGTGGCTCTCTAAGAAAAATGCAAAGTGCTTTGGAAGGTGCTGCTATTGAAATAGGAGCTACTCTTGCGCCAATGGTTGAAAAACTAGCTGAAAAAATTAATGAAATAGCGACTAAATTCAGCAATCTATCCGATGAACAAAAAGAAACAATCATTAAAATTGCTGCTTTAGCTGCTGCTATTGGACCTATTCTATTAATTATAGGAAAATTTTCGCTAGCAATTCGTGCAGTTGTAGTTATATTTAAAAAGGTTGGACCTTTACTTTCTAAAATTACTCCACTTGTAACTGGTTTATGGAGAGCTTTCAAAATGTTAACTCCACAAGGGAGAATAATTAGTCTGGTTTTAGCAGGTGTTTCAATGGCTTTGCCAATTTTGAGAGAGAAGTTTGGAAAAGCTACAGAAAAAGTTAAAGACTTCAAAAATATGGTTTCTACTACTGGGGATATAATGGAAACATCTCCTTTATTTAACGTAGATAATTATGCCAAAGTTGAAGAAAAAGTTGAAGACCTTACTAAAAAATTCAAGAAATTCAAAGAAGTTGCAAAAATAGAGCCTGGTCCAGTTCAAGCAACTGGAGGACAAACTTCAGCAGCTCCACAATTTGCAACTGATGGAAGTTTCTTTAAGCAGATGGAAGAGAACATTGTTATAATGGATAACATGAATACACTTTCAGAAGAAATGACTCAAAACTTTGAATCTTTTGGAGGTGCTATACAACAAGCATTCGCGACTGCATTGTCAAGTCAAGAGCCATTCTTTAAGGTGTTCATTGAAAATGCTAAAAGAGCTTTAACGCAAATAGCAGCTCAAATTGCAGCAATGGCAGTTCTAAATGCTTTGCTTGGTGGAACTGGTATAGGTGGAATGATGGGTTTTAAAAATATTGGAGGATTTAAAGGAATACCAAAACTTTTTGGATTTGCTGATGGTGGTATGGTAAGTGGAGCAACACTTGCAATGGTAGGAGAAGGTCCAGGAACTTCATTAAGTAATCCAGAGGTTATTGCACCTCTTGACAAGTTACAAGGAATGATAGGGAATGCTGGTGGAGGTGCTGTTGAGGTATTCGGTACAATAAGTGGCTCTGATATATTACTGTCAAGCGACAGAGCAAGAGGAAACAGAACTAGAACAAGAGGATACTAATGGGGTTAGCAAGGGAATCTTTATTTCAGAACGATTTAGGTAAATACTTTAAGTTAAACTTGTACGACTCAAGTTTTAGTGGAACAGCAACACCTTTCTTTTTAAGTGATAGAGGTTTTGATTTAAAATATCAAACAAAAGACAGAACAAGATTCACAGGATTAATTCCTTCCTCTGTGACTTTTGATTTTGTACACACAGCAAGTGCAGATGCTACTTTAATCAATAACATAAAAACAGCTCCTTATAAGAGGTTTCAATTAGAGATATTGATTTCTGATGATGGAATCAGCTTTGATGAGTATTGGTGTGGGAATGTTTTGAGTGATGTTAGTGCAGAGCAAAATCTTTCTTTTTTAGCTGGAACTTCTACAACTCTTACTGTTACCGATGGACTTGCTCAATTAGTAGATGTAAAAGTTGATGACAACAACACTTTCACAATCAATCAGCTAACTTCTTTTGTTGACTATATAAGACTATGCTTGTTGAATGATGTAGGAACTTCATTCTGTTGGGGTGCTTCTGAGAGATTTCTTCAAACTATGGTTAATTGGTGGACTGATTCCATGCCTAGTGCAGCGCAAAGTGTTGACCCTTTGAGACAAAGTGGAGCTATATTTAGAGCATTCAAAGAGGTTGTAGAAGGAGAGGATGTTTCAATCAGCTCTTTTGATATGTTAGATAGAATCTGTCAAGCCTTTGGAGCTAGGTTATTCTTATCGGAAGGTCAATGGAGATTCCATCAAGTTAACTCTTTTGCTCAAATGTCCTCTGGTCAATTTAGAAGGTCTTACTACAAAGGATCAAATACAGTCATTGCTAGTGGCACTGATGATAACATTGTTACCACTGGAGGAAATGTTCTCGCTGGAGGAACTTTTGACACTTTGCCTCCAGTTCAATCAATCAAACTGAAATATGATTTTGCAAGTAAATTGCAGTTTGTGGTTGACCCTATTGTTTTATGGAATACTTGGACTGATAATAGTGGTGCTACTGGAACTCTTTCTAGCACTGTTTATGAAGATTCAACAAGTCTTATCTCTAAAAGTTTAGGTGACATCAATCAAGAAGCTGATAGTTCTTTGAGTTGGAATTTAGTTTTCAGACCTAATTATTTCGGAACATCAGCACAATGGAATAGTTCTTCACCTTACGCTGCTGAAAGACTGTCAACGAAGATTTTTGCTCGATTTAAGTTAGTGGGTGATGGTGGAACAACTTATTACTTAAACATTTCTAGTTATCCAAACAATGGATATACGTGGACAACTTCATCTCTTGTTGTAGGTTTAAGGAGTGTCTTTCTTGGTATGGGATTAGGACATTATTCTGCCTTCTCTGGTAGTGGATTTGATAATTCTTTAGTCGGTTTGAATGGAAATTCTATTGCTGGTACTCATGCTGCGATTCCAGATAGTGGAGAGTTGTTTTTTGAAGGCTATGGAAAGTTTACTTTTGAAGACATGACAAATCCTAATGCGACTACTGATGTGGATAATACAATGACAGTCTATCCAAACCAGCCGAGTCAAGAAGGTTTAGCTCTTGGATGCCCTACTCCAGATGGAACGGAGGAATACGTTAGATACTTAGTGAACAATACTTCAGCCACTGGAACAACCTTCACAGCTACACAACCTACTTCTGTCTCAACTATTATTTTAGAAGGTGAGCAGCAAGGATTAGGAAGTGGACCTAACGCAATGAGTAATACAAGAATCATTTGTTATACAAACACTTCTTTAAGTGCTTTTGATGATGGAACTAATACCACTTGGGAAGTTTATGAACAAACTACTGGAGATGGTGTCGTGGGAAGTATTACTAAAATTTTAGGGAAAGAGATACTTTCTGGAAGAAAAGAGGGTGCTGATATATACAATGGAAGTTTAAAAATTGATGGTTTTGAGTTCTACAATGCGTATTCTGACATTAGTGGCTCTAAAATTTTTGTTCCTCAACAAATTAAATTCAACGCTGCTTCGAGCATTTGGGATGGTCAATGGATTCAAACCAATTTAGATTCTACTGGTCAAACATATTTATCAGATGAAATAGTAAATGCAAATGCGACTTTTGTTAATACAAATCAATACTAATGCTGGTAGATACATACTATAAAACGCTTGTCAACAACTCTCTCACAATAGTGACTACTGAATCTCTTGGAGATAATCAGACATTAACTTCTTTGACTGTAGCTGCTGGTTCTAAAGTAGTGGCTAAAAATGGAGAAAAGGTTTTGTTGTTTGCGAAGGGAACTAGCACAATGACAGAGCTTACGCTGACAGCCGATTTAGGTAAAACTACTACAATGAGCTTTAGAGGTGCAACCTTTGACCATGACATTCCTTTAGGAAGTGTTGTTTTAATGCCTAAGCAAGAGAATTTTGATAAAGTAAATAATACCGACCTCTACGCACAGCAATCGCTTTACCTTAATACTGGAACAAACGGAAACGATTATCTTTCGGCTTTTGGAACTTCTACCTTTTCTGTAAATACTGCCACAACTTTAAGTGATGGAGATAGCAAACCAAATAGATGGGCTTCTCAATATGGAATATTCGTTGCGCCTTATGCTTGTACGCTCAAAAAAATAAAAGGTTGGGCTTCTACTAATGCTGGAAGTGGAGATAATGGTGTTATCTCAATTTGGAGCGCAACACCTAACGCTGGAGCAACTACTAATTTCACTATAAATCTAGTACAAGCATTTGCTCTTACAAGTCAAAACAATCAAAATCACTTATTTGATTTAGAAGCAGACACAGGAGGATTTACCAATGCTCAACTGGCAGAAGGTGATATCCTATTTGTAAGCATAAAAAGGACAGGAAGTTTAAGTGGATCTGTTAAATGGTATGCTGACATCGGACTAGACATTGAAATGTTTAAACAACCAATATAATGAAAACACTACTTAAAGAGTGCAGTGATGTACTCACTTTAAATATAACAACACTAGCAATCTCATTCACTCAAGTCGAGATGATTTTGAAGATTGTTCTGTTGCTTTTATCTATTATATATACAGGAGAAAAATTGATTAAAAACAGAAAAAATAAATAAGATGAAAAATTTAATTTGCAAAGTAATATATTATTTAAGTTTTAAGAAACTTTGTTTCGGAATGTGTAAGACTTGCAAGAAATAATGGAGCAGATTTTACAATTAATCGAGGGCTATGGACTGCCATTAGTATTGTTGTTAGGTGCTTTGTATGCTCTTTATCGTTTCCTCGTTTTCTCGTTGTATGAGGTGAAGAACCAATTTTCACGCCATCACGAAAGAGCAGCAGATAATATAGAAGAAATGAAAAAAAAGATAGACATCATTCTGGAATTTATAAAAAGAAGCAATTAAATGGCAAAAGGTATAAGTTTTACACATCGTGAAAAACCCAAAAAGAAAAGAAAAGGAATACACTCCAAAAACAAAAGCCGAACCAAAGGTGGTAAGCAATACGAAAAAAGATACAATGGTCAAGGCAGATAATATAGTTGTAATATGGTGTTAAATTATTTTACTTTTCAAGAGTTTGATTCTCCAGATGATATAGGCTCTGGAATGCCTACTGATAAAGGTGGCAAAATGAACAAAGAGTTTTTGTTCAAACTAGATGAAGCTCGAATGTTGGCTGGCACACCTTTTAAAATCACAAGTGGTTATCGTTCAAAAGCACATAATAAAAAGGTCAAAGGAGTGAAAGGAAGCTCACACACCAAAGGGTGTGCAGTTGATATTGCTGTCAACAGTGGACTTCAAAGAAGTGCGATTGTTTGCGCTTTAGCAAAAGCTGGCTTTACTAGAATAGGAATTGCAAAGACTTTTGTTCACGTAGACTTAGACAAAGAAAAACAAAATTCAATATGGCTTTATGATTAACAATTTACTAGGTGGATTATTCACTACACTATCAAAACAGGCTTCTACTATAATAGACGAAACTATCACGAGTAAAGAAGAGAAGTGGAAACTAAAGAATGAACTTCACAAAATACTGATGGATAGTGAAAAGTCTGCTCAACAAGAAGTAACAAAACGTTGGGAAGTAGATTCTAAAGCTGGTTGGTTACCAGCAAACATCAGACCACTTACTTTAATATTTCTAACTGTTATGTTTGTAATAATGTCAATGTTCGATGGAAATGTTGGAAATTTTACTATTGATGATGCTTACAAACCTATTTATCAAACTTTATTAATAACTGTTTACGGAGCTTACTTTGCTGGTCGTTCGATTGAGAAAGTAAAAAATAAACAATGAAAAACCAAAAACGCTATAGACTATCCTCTGATGAATGGCAACTGATTGACCAATATAGGATAGACAAAAATAGTAAAGCACTACTTGAAGAAGAATGTAATGCAGCTGGTATTGATGTCGGCTCTGTTCATCATTATTGGTATAAGAGCAAAAAGTTCTCAATCTTTGCCAAACCAAACGAGTTCTCAAAAGATGAATTTCTAAAAAGCATTGAGGATTTAGTTTCTAATTACTCTCCTTCTTATCCATCTATTAACTATCCGAAAGTAAAGGAAGGTCATCTTTTAGTAATAAATCCAGCAGATGTTCATATTGGTAAGTATGCTGATGCTTTAGAGACTGGGGACACATATAATATAGACATAGCTCGGAAACGCATTTTAGATGGTGTTAGAGGCATTATCTCTAAGTCTGAAGGGTTTACTATTGAAAAGGTCTTATTTTGCATAGGGAACGACATTC